GCTAAACTTACTACACCTATTCCCCAGGATAAGATTGGGGAAAGCTTTGTCTGGAGAGATTGGTTTCAAAGACTTAGTGATAAAGTCTTTGGAACTATGGCTCAGCAAGATGCTAGTAGTGTTTCTATTACTGGTGGATCTATTAGTGGTATAGATTTAAATGGAAACAACATTAGCAATGCTCGTATTACAAACAGCTTTATTGAAAGCACAACAATAGGTTTAAACAACCCAGCAGCAGGTAGTTTTACTAATGTTGTTTTAGGTACTCCTCTAGCTGTTTCTTATGGTGGTACTGGTGTTAAAACTGCTACAGCTAACTATGTGTTTGCTGGCCCTACTTCTGGTAGTGCTGCTGCTCCATCATTCCGTGCTCTTGTTACTAGTGACATCCCAGCTTTAACAAGTGGAACATCTATTCTGTACGGCAATAATAGTGGTGGGTTTAGTAATGTAACTATTGGTTCTGGCATTACGTTTGCAAGTGGTACGTTATCCGCTACTGGTTCAGGTGGTACTGTTACGTCTGTAACTGGTACAGCACCTATTGCTTCTAGTGGAGGAACAACACCTGCTATTAGTATCACCCAGGCTAGTACTTCTATTAATGGTTATTTATCCAGTACTGATTGGAACACATTCAATGGAAAACAACCTGCGGGAACATACGTCACTTCTGTTAGTGGCACAACTCCTGTAGTCTCTAGTGGCGGTACAACTCCAGCTATTTCTATGGCTGCAGCTTCAGCATCTGCTAATGGTTATCTTACTAGTACAGACTGGACAACATTCAACAACAAAGGTTCGGGTACAGTTACATCGGTAGCTGCACTTACTTTGGGAACAACGGGTACAGACTTATCCTCAACTGTTGTTAACGGAACAACGACTCCTGTTATTACACTGAATGTACCTACTGCTTCTGCAACTAACAGAGGTGTTCTTAGTTCTACAGATTGGACTACCTTTAACAATAAGGGATCAGGGACAGTTACTTCTGTAACAGGTACTGCTCCAGTTGTTTCTTCGGGTGGAACTACTCCTGCTATTAGCATGGCTGCTGCTAGTGCTAGTGCAAATGGTTACTTAACTTCAACTGATTGGACTACGTTTAACGGTAAACAAGCTGCGGGTACATACGTAACCTCACTTACTGTTACATCAGCCAATGGTTTTGCTGGTTCATTTACTAGTGGTGCTACTCCTGCATTGACTATCTCTACTAGTATTACAGGTCTTTTAAAAGGTAATGGCACTGCTATTTCTGCTGCTGTTGCTAATACAGACTATGTGCCTTTGTCTACAGTTCTAACTAAGACTGTTGACTACACTATTACTAACACTGACACCTGGATTATCAACAATAAAGCCAGTACAGCTTTAACATTAACGTTTCCTGCTGCTTCTCTTTGGACAGGTAGGTCTATTACAGTTAAGAATATGCAAGCCCTAGCAGTAAATTCTGCTACTAGTAACATTGTTCCTATTGATAGCACTAGTGCTGGTACAGCAATCCTTTTAGGAGTTGTTGGTAATTGGGCTACGTTAGTGTCTGATGGTACTAATTGGGTAATTATGCAAGCTGCATCTAATAACAATTTGTTGCTAGAATAAAATGATTGATCCTGTAACAGCTTTTGCGACTGCCCAAGCCGCAATAAAAGGGGTACAGGCAGCGATAAAGATGGGCAAGGACATCCACGCCATTGGTGGCGATATGATGAAGTTTTTTGAAGCTAAAGATATAGTTCAAAAAGAAGCATCTAAACCCAAAAGTAGTTTTGCTAAGTCAGATACAGCAAAAGCATTTGAGATTGTGATGCAAGCTAAGCAGTTGGCTGATGCTGAGAGAGAGTTAAACAACTATATGGTGATGTCTGGTAACGCTGACCTTTGGCAGCAGTTGATGGTAGAACGAAACAACCTGATACAAAAACGCAAAGTAGAAGAAATACTGGCAGAGAACCATGCTAAGAAGCGTAAAGAAGAAATTGACGAATTGTTGACTTGGTTAATTGGTGGTGCTCTTGTACTGCTTCTTCTAGGTCTTTGTTTTTGGTGGCTAACACTTTTAATGGGGAAATAAATGCTAACTATTCTTTCAACTCTAATCTCGTTTCTAATGGGTGGTCTACCTAAGTTGCTAGACTTCTTTCAAGATCGCAATGATAAAAAGCATGAATTAGCACTAGCTCAAATGCAGATAGAACGTGAGCTAGAGCTTCGTAAAGCTGGTTTTGAAGTGCAAGAACGCATTGAACAAATACATAGCGCACAACTAGAACTAGAAACTAAAGCTAGGTCTGAAGAAAGTCTGGTTAGTGCTCAAGTAGCTGAGATGAGTGCTATCTACAAACATGATGAATCTCTTGGTGAAGGTACATCACAATGGATGAAGAACCTGCGTGCTGGTGTACGTAGTTTTATTACCCTGGGATTCTTTTTCTTACTGTGCTTTGTAGACATTGGTATGTTTGTGTACGGTTGGAACAATGGTGTAGCTTTCCCTGCTCTTGCAGAACGTTTGTGGGATAGCAATACTCAGGCATTGTTTGCCAGTATCATTGCGTTTCACTTCGGTGGTCGAGCATTTGGCAAATGATCTGGACTTTGGTACTAGTAACAGGTATCAACATGAACTCAATAATAGTCGTAGGCTATTTTGAGATGGAGTCAGCTTGCCAAAAAGCTGCTAAAGAATGGCGTGAACTAGGTTACAAAGTTGGGTGCGTACAAACGCAAAAGAAATGAAAGTGTCTAACAAAGCCATTGCAATGATTAAACACCATGAGGGTGTTCGTCAACGTCCTTACCGTTGTCCTGCTCTTCTTTGGACTATTGGTGTGGGCCATGTGTTGTATCCAGAACAGGGTAAGTTACCCCTGGATCAACGTATGGGAGTCCCACTGAAACCTGAAGATGATCGTTTGTTTAGTATGGAAGAAGTAGATGGAATACTTGCAACAGACCTACAACGTTTTGAATTGGGAGTGGAACGGTTCTGTCCTGTCTCTCTTACCCAAGGCCAATTTGATGCTCTCGTTAGCTTTAGCTTCAATGTTGGTTTGGGAACACTTCAACGCAGTACCCTCCGTCAAAAAGTTCTTAAGAACAATATGGAAGGTGCTGCGGAAGAGTTCTTAAAGTACTGTATGGCTGGTGGTAAACCTCTTAAGGGACTACAGAACCGCCGCCAAGATGAACGCGCCTTGTTTCTTTCATAGCATCTTTTAGATCATGTCTAAGTTGCTCTAAGGCATCTTGTTGTTCTTGCATTCGGATATAAGCATCTGTAGCAAAGTCAGCTAAATTTTTGTTACTCCAGGATGCAAAGTTAGGTAGGTCTTGTTTGTCATTGTTTGGCATTTTTAATTTTCCTTTCTGGTTTAGGACAGTCTTCAGGTACTTCTAGAGAACACCATATCCATACGGCTTCTTCTCTTGCTCCTTGTTTAGCACCTAGCCACCTATCTATGTAAGTATCAGGCATATTTTGCAGCGCAGCATAAATCGTGTCGTGTTTCTTTTCTAGTCGTTCGGATATCTCTTTTGTTGTCAAGCCGTCTTGATACTGATGCAATAGCTGCCTAATTTTTGGGTGACTTGGTTTCATGTGTTCTTCTCCTTGAGTTTGGCTTCAATTTGATTAATTGGAAACGGCCCATATTCTTCAGCTAGTTCAGCATATTCGTCTGCCGTCAGCCCTACCCACGGGCGCTGTGCCATCCTGTTGACCGCCTTGTCTACGCTAGACTGCATCTGCTTTTGCATGCCGTCAACAAACCCGCGCTCATAGTCTGGGCCTTGGTCAAGCCTTGGCTCCTGCGCTGGCTGTGCCAGCTTGGCTTGCGCCGCTGCCTTTTTGCTTTGATAGCCTGTCATCATTTCCCCCTTGCGCGGATTTCTGCGGCGCAGTTATCCAGCAACTCCACGCCTTCTTCACCCCCAATGTAGTTCAGAGGCTCTTTGCGGTGTTCTTCGGTTGGCTCTACCAACTTTGCACACGCTTCACGCTCATGTGCTGCTACCAAAGCGGCAAAGGTTTCAAGGTCTGCCCAGTTACCGACCGCGCCATCAATACCCGGCGCTTGCTCTTGGTATGTCCTAAGCCCAGCTTGCTTTGCTAGTTCAATGATGTTCATTCTTCAACTCCAAAATGTTTTTGTACATCTGCAATACACCTACGGACTTCCATGTCCTCACGATTCAAGTCGCCCATAACTCGCTTTTGTAATACATCAATTGCTTCTGCCACAATCAACTCGACGAGTTTTTTGTCGAAAAGGTCTTGATAATCAGGGCCAATTTCCCAGTATCTTGTTGAATTCTTTGCGGCATATTCTTCAGCCTGTTCAGCAAGTTTATGAATTATGTTGTGCATCACTTCCCCCATACCAAGCAAGTTCCTATGTCGTTACAGCAGTTCATTTGGCACGCTCCTTGAGCATAGCATCGGCAAACTGGTAGGCTTGCTCTGCGTATGTTTCGTGATTACCTACCCATTTGCCAACGTTTGCTTGAAGCATATGAGGTAACGCCAACCCCGCAAACTCATCACGCAAAGTTTTATCTCGCGCAAAGCCGCCGGTCTTGATATGCCAATCGGTGTACGCTCCTGCAATTACTATGTTGTCTTTCATTTTGTACCTCCTACTTTTATGGCATCAACATCATTTCGATATTCATCCATCCGTGAGTTAAGTCTTGTGATACGCACCACGTTATAGTCCACTATAGACTGAGCATATTCACACGCAGTCTCTGCTTCTAGCTTAGATAAGTGAGCATCAGCTAACTCTGTTGCTATCATCTCTAGTGGGCTAGGCTTCTTAAATGGTTCTTTCATTAATTCCATAATGCTTACTTTACGCATTTGTGTCTCCTTAAATGTGACGTAGGATGTACTCTGTCCAATAGTTTGAGTTTGAAAACACACAAGCATCTAGACCATTCTTGTCACACCAATCCAGGTAAGTTGTTTTGCTGTTCTTACTGATAAGTTGGTTACGTTGGAATACATATAGGATGCGTATGTCCGGGTGTTGTTCTTTGATAAGAACAGACTTCTTCCTATCTGCTGCTACCCATAGACCTTTGGTTTCTATGTAAACGTTCTTAGTAACAGTGAAATCAGGTGTGTAGCTGTGAGTGCTGGCTGGTATGTTGTACTTGATCTTGTCCTGTTCGTACCCTAGTTCCCAGCCTTTTGCTTTGCAAGCGTCTTGGAACTTTTGTTCCAATCCGCTTTTGTAAGCTGCTGCGTTATGCCGCTTGGGGCGGCTTGCTGCTTTTGTTTTGGGGAATAGTTCAAGTTGTTTCATTTGCTGCTGGTTCCGTGTTGTTGGCTGCGCCCGTAGGGGCTTGCCAAAAGTCATTAGGCTTTTGCCAAATGTAGAGCAGCTTCATGTTGAGGTGGTAACGCTCATCATCGTTGTAGAGGTTTCTACAGGCTTCGTAGTACTCTTCTGGGAGTAGTTCTGCAAGGGCTTTTTCTGCTTTAACGGGGCCGATACCTTGAACTCCAAAGATGTTGTCGCTTCTATCGCCAACCAAGCTTTGTATGTACAGTGCTTTGATTCCTTCGTCATATGTTACGTCCTGAAATA